GAGTATCCAGTCACCTTTGTCTTTATATGCTAATACTTTAATCTGATTTAAAGGAGCAATATCTTGTATTGTTTCTACATTTACAATACTTATGAGACCCCAATCAGCAAGAAGTTGAGCAATACGATTCCGACGTTGAACATCATTAATAGTAAGATTAGCGTGTTTGCCATCAAGGGCAAATAATTCTTTGAAATGGACAAGATAGTATCTACCCTGCTTATGCAGTATGTGACATGATTGATATATCTTCTTCTCTTTTCGGGATGCTACCCCAATTCTTGTGAGAGTCTCTCTAACTTTTAGAAAATCATCGGGTTCACCAAGAACCACTTCGACCATTCTATCAGGTGCCCATTTTACCTCTGGGACTTGCACCACACTCATTTTGTTCCTCCAGTTTCAAACTTCGATTTAATGAAAGCAAGTTGTTCTTTAGTTAAAATTGTCAATGCTTGCTTTGCCTTTTCATTACTATAACCATAGTAACGTTTTACATAATCAATATCTTTAATTATATCTTTGCGGAGCCAAGGAGAGAATCTCTTCTTAGTTCTGAGGATATTTATAAAAAAGTCATATTGCATCTTCTTTGGTAAAAAATGATGCATATTCATCTCATTTGCAAACATAATTGCATCAAGATGACCAGAGAAACAACGATTAATTATGTAAGGAGGATACTCCTTTTCAATACTTGGATCTTCATCAATCAAATTCTTTTTAGTTTGATTTATAGAGTTTAACCAATCTTTAAGTTCCATAATTAATTTTCAATAAGTTTAAGATTTAAACAAGGTTTTTCTATTTGATTTACTTGATTTGATATTACATCAAAATTAAATGAAATAATAGTTTTTCTAGATTTTGAATTTGGTAAACCTCTGTGAATAAAATGTGCAGGAAATATAATTATATCCCCCTCCTCAACATCAATTTGTTTTTTGTTAAAATTAAAAGGAGAACAAACTTCTGTTTTTGAACATCCTTTTGGAAATTCAATGTAGTAAACTCCAGTATAATGTTGTCCATGAATATGCCATCCGTGTTTATCACCTTCCAAATATTGCTGATACCATATTTCATATAATTCAATTTCATTATAACCCATACTCCCCATAATGTTTATTATCTCATCTGTAAAAAATGGCATAAAAATTTTAACCCATTTTCTATTGAAATCTGTACATACAGACCAATCTAATTTAGATATACTATCTGAGTAGTATGAGTTTACTTGATTTAAACTATCATCAGATGATTTATCAATTTCAGATAAAATTAAATCTCTAATTTCAGAGTGTTCCTTTATCCTACTATGACATATACAATCATTAATTTTTACTTTTTTCATCAAGTACATTATCAAAATAATTTGAACAAGAGCATACAAGATTGCGATCACCATATACATTATCAATTCTTGATACTGCTGGCCAGAACTTGTTGTTCTGTTTCACAGGATATGCTGCTTGCTCACGAGTATAATTATACACCCATTCATCAGAACTGACAACCCTTGCGGTATGAGGTGCGTTTTTCAAGATATCTTTATCTGTGTAGATTTCTCTTCTTATCATCTCCATTGCCTTCACAAATCTTTTAAGTTCATCTAATGATTCACTTTCAGTTGGTTCTACCATCATAGTATTTAAAACTGGCCAAGATAATGTAGGAGCATGAAAACCATAATCCATCAATCTTTTTGCAACATCTTCTGCTGTCACAGGTAATGATCTACAATCAAAAATACATTCGTGTGCAACTCTACCATTTTCTGCTTTGTATAAAACCTTAAAGTGTGGATCAATTTCATTTGCTAACCAGTTTGCAGATAGCAATGATACCTCACTTGCTTTTCTTAATCCTTCTCCACCCATCATACGAATATACATCCAACTGATTGGAAGAATACTGGCACTACCATACTCTGCTGCTGATACTCTTTTATTCATAAATGGTGTGAGATGTGATGCAACACAAATCGGACCTACACCAGGACCTCCTCCACCATGAGGAATACAAAATGTTTTATGTAAATTAAGATGACAAACATCTGCACCATATTGACCTGGTTTAGCAAGTCCTACCTGTGCATTCATATTTGCACCATCAAGATATACTTGACCACCATTTTCATGAACGATTCTACATATGTCTTTGATAGTAGGTTCAAACACACCATGAGTTGATGGGTAAGTAACCATAATACAAGAAAGTTCAAACGTATTCATTATTGCTTTCTTCTCTAAATCTTTCATATCAATATTTCCATCATCATCACAATTTACAGGAACTATCTTCATACCTGCCATCACTGCTGACGCAGGATTAGTTCCGTGTGCACTTGTTGGTATTAAGCATACATTCCTATTGTGATCACCACGATTTTTGTGGTATTCTTGTATTGCAAGAAGACCTGCATATTCACCCTGTGAACCTGCATTTGGTTGTAACGATATGTCAGCAAATCCTGTTATATCGCATAACCATTCTTGCAAATCGAATATAATTCTTTGATAACCAAGAGTTTGATCTTCTGAAACAAATGGATGCATATTAGAAAACTCTGGCCAAGATACTGGCATCAACTCTGATGCTGCATTTAACTTCATAGTACAACTACCAAGTGGAATCATACCATTTACAAGTGAGAAATCTTTTTGAACTAATTCATTAATATATCTCATCATATTAGTTTCACTCTGATACTTGGTAAATACTTCTTGTTGTAACCAAGGTTTTTTTCTCATAGGCATAGCAAGCCATTCATATTTTTTATTAATATCCTCAATCTTAAAAGGAATGTCTTCATATTGTGAATGAATAATTAATAATACTTCTTCTAAAGTTGTAAGTTCATCTAATGATAAAATAGTCCAACCATCTTCATATCGAACATTAAAATCTTTTATTGTTTTTTTACCCTTAAATCGAATAGTATCAAATCCTTCTGATTCGTCAACTTCAAGACCACACCATTTCAATGCTAATAATAACAATTGCCTATACTTTAATACTCTGGTTGCTATTCTTTTCAGACCTTCCGAACCGTGGTAAGCAGCGTAAAAACCTGCCATATTTGCGAGGAGTGCTTGAGCAGTGCATATATTGGACGTTGCTTTGTCTCGTCTTATGTGTTGTTCCCTTGTTTGCAACGCTAGCCGTAGTGCTTTATTACCTTGGGAGTCTAGAGACTGTCCTACAATACGTCCAGGAATCTTACGTTTATATTTGTCACTTACTGCAAAGAATGCTGCATGAGGTCCTCCAAAACCCATAGGAACTCCAAACCTTTGCATACTACCAACAGCAATATCAAATCCCATTTCACCAACAGGTTTCATTAACACCTGACACAATGGATCTACAATTGCAATCTTTATACACTTATATACATCTGCAACACGAACTAATGCATCAGGGTTTTTAAGTCTACCTTTATTATTTGGTAATTGAACGATGAGTCCAAATGCTTTTTCAAATTCAATTAATTCTATTGAACCACTAAAATCTATTTGTTGAATTATAATTCCTAATGGTTCTGCTCTTGTCTGTAATACTGCAAGTGTCTGTGGAAATATATCTTTATCAACTATGAATATATTTTGATCTTTTGAACTATTATATGCAAGTATCATTGCCTCTGCAGCTGCAGTTCCTTCATCTAATAATGATGCATTTGCAACTGGTAATCCAGTGAGTTCTGTAATCAGTGTTTGATAATTAAATAATGCTTCTAATCTCCCTTGAGATATTTCTGCCTGATAAGGTGTATAAGATGTATACCAAGCAGGATTCTCAAATACATTTCTAAGTATTACTGAAGGTGTAATTGTTCCGTAATATCCCTGACCAATCAAAGTTCGTTTAACAATATTATGTTCTGCGATTTCTTTTAATTCTTCAAGTGCCTGTTGTTCACTACAGGGTTCTGGTAAATTATTATCACCACGAAGTAAGATCGAAGTTGGTACTACTTCTCTTACTAATTCTTCTAATGAAGAAAGACCCAAATCTTTTAACATCTGAGCCTGTTCTGTTTCGGTAATACCGATATGTCTTTGAATGAATTCTGTCATGTAGTTAGTAATTCTTCTAAGGGTGTTACTGGGTTTATATTATAGTTAGTTATCAACAATTCCTGTTTAACATTATCATCAGTTCCTTTCTCACCTCTATGTGCCATTGAATATCTAAGATTCCAAAAATTCAATTCATATTGTTCATATAATTGCATCAAACGATGATTAACATTGTAAGTAATCATAAAGTTATGTTTGCATTTATAAACCTCATATGCAAAGTAATTATGATCAAATGATTTATGCATTTCACGATTCTTACCATATAAGAAATCTTTAATATCATATGGTGGATCAAGAAATACAAATGTATTATCAGGACCTTCTTCATTCATAACCTTTGAATAATCAAGGTTAGTAATTTTCCAATGTTGAATTAACTTTGAAAACTCTTTTAATTTATCAGCACCAACTAGTGAGAAATTAGAATTAGAAGCTGTTTGTGAAAATGTACTATTTTCTGTGAGACCAGAAAAACTACATTTATTCATTATAAAAAATGCAACTGCTTTCTCAAAATCATCATAAGTATCAATTTCTTCTTTGTACTTATTGAATAATTCTTTTGCACTTGCAGTTACTTTTTCTTTATCACCTTCATCAAGAGTATTCTGTTTTTCTTCACGAACTCTCTCTGATAATTCTTCACCACGATCTCTTAATTGAACCCAAAAATTATACAAGGGAACATATAAATCATTTATCCAAACTGGTGTGTCAGGATTTGATTTTGTAATATCAATAGCTATTGATCCACCACCTATAAATGGTTCACGATATTCTGATATTATTTTTGGATACCATTGAGATAATGTTTTAATTGCTTTTGATTTGCCACCAGGATATCTTAATGGAGTTTTAAGAGATTTAATTGACATTTAAAACTTGTTCATCAATTGTTTTCCAAATAATATAATCATCAGGATTAAAATCACCTAATGGTTTATCTTTTAATGGAATTATTTCTCTTTGATAACGTTGGTTTTCCAAGTACTCAAGTTCCATTCGTATCTCAATCATTTCAGTAAGATCTTTTACTGATTGTGACATACCACGATATCCATTACCAACATAGATTTGACCTGCCATAACTGCGATAGTTGCAGCACCCCAAAAGATATAGTATCTACTTGATTTCACTTGATGTTTTAGTTTTGTAAAAGATTTAGTCATAATTAAATAATTAATTTTTTAGTAGGTTTTGATATTTTACCAAACATTGTATTATACTCCTCAATAATTTCTGGTTGAGGATCTCCCACATAAACAACATACTTTTCAGTAATTTTAATTTTACCCTTAGCGTGTAAAGGAGACCAAGGAGCAAAGGCAATTTGTCCTTGTTGATTTGAAGGAACAGCAACAATTGGATTCTCCATCGTAATTGTATACTCATTCTCTTCGATAACGTCGGCGATTACATCTTCACCAGACCACATACGAATTAATTTTACAGTCATTTAAATTCACACTCCACCATAATTTCTGTTAACGCCGCCAAAAGATTAATTTCTTGATCTGCGACGAACGCAATTTGGAATTGATATTTTGCAATAATAAGGACAGCAGCAGGTATACTGCTATTGACCAAGGAATCATATAAGCTATCGTAAATGCGACGCAGTAACACAGAAGTTTCATTGTCCATGT